CGTTACTAAACCTGATTGCTCTTAAGAAGTATTGACCGCCTGGAGTCCAATGAACCCCTGGAGATTCTCCAGCCAAGATTGACACAGTTCCCGAAGGCTTTACCGTTGTCATCTTAATTGATTCACGAATACCAAGCCACTCTGAGTAAAGCTTGTCATACCCTTGAATAACTGAATAGCCTGTGTCCATCCATTCACGAAGGACAGGCACACCTTTTCTGTCAGCAAAGTTGGCAATACCAGAGATAGAAGTTCCGATACGACGGTTACGTTGCATGATTGCGTTAGTTTCTTCCCAATGCGTTGGAAGAAGCGTAACAGTCTTGGCGTATAGATAAGCAAACTTAAGAGTTCTTTTGAAGTCATCAAGACTGTCATGTCTATTCAAATACGTTTCTACAAGTGTGCAACATTCAAATGACTCTAGAGACTGTTCGGCACAAGGGTTGTAACCAGCGGCTCGCCAGTCTTTATTGTTAGGTGGGTCAATGAGGCGACCATACTTACGAGTTACGTCCATCCAAATAACTCCAGGCTCTCCGTTTAACCTAATGCCGTCAACAATTTTAGACAAATCATCGCCAACGCCTACTTCTACAGAGTTGTTAGACATCCAAGCCCAGCCTGGATTCTTAGGGTCGTATGAGTTACGCTCTGGAAATACCTCAGCGTTCTTAAGATTCAAGAAGTCCTCGTCGTCAACCTTACCAAGCAAGAGCTCAGCTGAGCGGCGTACGTTGCCTGATACAACGCAAACTCCTATTAAATTTCCTATATCAGCAATATCAATTCGGGTTAAAGTATTTCCTTCCCGATTATTAAACAATTTATTGATAGACTCGTGAAGTCTCTTCAGCGGCCCCGGCCCAGCAGCTGTGCCTCCGAATGTTTTAATTGGTTCTCCAGCCAGTCTAATTTGCGAATAATCGAATTTAGGCATTGGTTGTTCAGGTTTCAAATATGAATTTAGTAATTGGCTTACTGAATCTACCCAACCCTCTCTGGTATCCGCAATCACTGTCTCGGCATCTGAGGGTAGTGGCTTGTAAATAGCAAACTCTTTGTCTGCACCTTTGCTATCGAATCCCACTCCAACACCTAGCATGCTGGCTTCCATTAAAAATGCAAATGGTTTTGCTGGGTTCAGCTTAGTCATCTCGCTAGTGGATACAAACGCACAGTTCTGCAAAGCTGCACTGTTCTTTTGTTCGTTAACTACTGGTGTGCCCATCATCCACAAACCTCGGCCTGGGGGTGTCCACTTAAAATTAAACAATCGGTCAAAGGCTTCTTTGGCAGAGGCTTGTGCCTTTGAATCATTCCAAGGAAGTCGGCTAGACTTACAGTGGTCTTTCTGTAGGGAATACATACCGTTGACTATGCGCTCGCATACATCAACCCAAGTCTCTTTGGTTCCATCTTCTTTTAATCTAGAATAAGTTCGAAGGAAAGTTACCTCTCCTACCGAGTTACCTGCCGCATCTTTATAACCCCAAGGTACTGGCTTTGCTCGGTATCCGTCTACGAACTCGTTTGCTAGTTTAAAAGAAAGTGCCATATCAATTCCTATTCTCGTATGTGTGTTGTAAATACAAAACCCCTGTGTGTGAGTTAGGGGGAGTGTCTTAGTCTACCTTTTTGATAAAACTAAAACTGGTTCAGTTGGTTGTGCTTCTTCGTTCTTCTTCGTTTATAGCCATATCTAGGGCTAGCCAATAGCCAGCTCCATCAATACGATTATCTTGCTTAGACTTGTACGACTCTCTAGCAAGTTTAACGCCGTCCATACAAAGTGCTACTTGTCTGTAGGTTACTTCGTACCCTAATATCGCTGACCATATCTTTGCAATCCTAGTGAAGTTATCTAGGGGGTGGTCGTACGCATTATTTCTATCTCCAGTAACTAATCTAGTTGCCTCATCTAGTATGTTTTTAGGACTACCCTGTTCCATGTTGTTTTGGTCGTTCATAGTTACTACGAGTTCTCCTTGTCTGTGTCCGTAATTTGCTTAATAATCTCGTTAGTTTTGTTTTCGTTTAGTCCATCATTTGGTAATTCTCGAAGGGTTTGAGCCCTGTCTCCGAAGATAGCAGATAGTACTCCACCAGCTCCTTGACGCTCTACCGTCATCCTAATAAACTCTCGTGAGTCGTCCAAATCCTTAATAGTTTTTAACATTTTAAAGAATCTGTCCATCTCTTGTCCGACGTTTGGGTCGGGGTATCCGCCGTTCAAATCTTCGCTAAACTTAGCGAAAGCCACTCTTTGGCCCTGCATTTCAAGTAAAGCGTTAATCAAAGACTTCAACTGTTCCTTGGTTTTAACCTCTACTGGTAGGTTGAACGCACAGGTGTTTTGTGGTTTAAAGGCAGGACAATTAGCGGCAACAAAACATGTATCGCATACCCGTAAACTAGTGCTATTGGAACGTAATGTGGTGACATCTTTAATGACCATATTGCCGTCATCGTCGGGTTCTAATACTCTCTGAACCTCTACTCCAAGCACGGGTAAAACACCCATTTCCTCTGGTTTACGTTGTTCAAGTTTCCGCATGCCGACCCCCCTCGGAGTAACTTCAGCAGGGGGTGTTTCCGCATTTTGTTGGGGTACTAGTTCATCACTCATAGTTACTACGTTCTCTCCTAATCGACGATGCCAATCCTCGTATTGTTGGTAAGACCAAACAGCAAGCTTTGATACTTCTACTGCGTCGTCTGCCAGTATCTTATCGAAATCTAGCCCAGCCCGCTCGTATATGGACTTGTATCTAGGCCGTGACTGTTCTTTCATACGCTTAGGATAACGAAGCAGTTTTGTTCCATCCCAAACAATCGTTTCGCCTCGCATCATAGGGGATAGCCAAGAAAGGGTGCTAGCAGTCTCTACAGGCACTTGTCGCAGGTTATCTGGCTTGGCGCTAGCCAAAGCATGGAAAGTGGTTCCATGTATCTGGTTAAGTCGCCTAGTCTTTGCTGACAAACTGGTTTCGTTTTCAATTAAATTTCCAGGCAAGGCTACATTTAAATACCGAACTGCTAGGCTTTCTAAATCCTCGCCATGCCATACAGGCCAAAACTTTTCTTCTGGCACATCAGACCAACTGGTAACCCGCTGTTCGTCTATGAACAACTGGGTAAGCTGTGGGTGGTCTACCTCGGTAAACCCCTCAATCCTGTCTAAGTTCTCAGCTACGAACGCTTCGTAATCAGCTGCAAAGTCAGCTAACTCAGACTGAGTAAACTCTCGTTTAAATGGTATTCCAGCATTTAAAAAAAGCCTGACGTTGTCTGGAAAATAATTTTTTAGCTCGTATTTTATGGTTTTAGGCATACCACGTCTTTGAAGGCCCCAGAAGCTGACTCCCATGCAGCTAGCTCCAGCTGCAGTCAGGATAGTTCTATTGCTAGGCACCTCAGCACCCAAATAGACTATGTTCATATACGTGGGTCCTCAGCAATAAGCTGAACTTGTCTATCTAGTTCGCCTTGGATGTCTTCCCAACTACGTCGTCCCTCACGTCCGTCTGGTCTAAATTTGTGACTTAAGTACTTAGGATGTAAAAACAGGAACACTCTAATCCCGTTTTCAATGCACAACTTAGCCAACTCTAAGTCAGCGGTAATTACTAAAAATATAGGGCCTTGAGCTTGAAGCTTTTGAACTTTAGCAAAGTCTTTTCTATCTGGTTCTACGCTTTCTAAACCAGTATTGTCTATGAAACCGTCTAAATCTGTAAACCTGTGTTCTTTGCACCATCTTGATGCTTCTTTTTCATCATCTACACCTAATACAACTTTGGTTCCGTTGTTTAAAGCTCTGTAAACAGAAATACCTTCAAAGATTGGTACTTTTGTATCGGTTCGTAAAACACCGTCGATAAAAAATATAATTGACACCGTTTATGCTCCGAATTCTTTTTCGTTTAACTGCGGTTAATACGTTGTGAAGCTGCCCTACGAATAAGAACGCTAGCGTCTGCTAACTCTGAGCCGTATGTCTTTTCAGAAAAAGTTTTAAAATCCGATTCTTTTAATTCTTTTAGCTTCTGTAAGCCTTGAACAATACCAGACCGTTTACCAGACTGCCAACGGTAATTAAACCAATCACCGTAGCCTTTTCCAGATTCACTAAATGCGTGTTTTCTTCCAGAATGTATATCTTCATAAAGACCAACAGCTTGAGTCAACGCGTTTTCTCTTTCTCTCGAGGCGTTTACTCTAGCAGACTCATTAGAAGATTGTTCTAATTTAGACATAGCAGAACCATATCGCTTTAGGATTTCAATTGCCATGTCTTTGTCTCGTTGCGTTTTTTGTTCCCAAGAAGGGTCTACTACAATTTCCTCTGTATTTGGGGTAACAACCCATGCGTCGTCAGTTAACGAATAAGCGGCGTATGGCTTTAAATCTAAAATATTTGGTTGAATGTTTACATAAAAAGTTAACTCAAAGACTCCCATGAAATTTGCGGTTTCTGGATAAATCTCTTCCCTAAAACCCTCGTTAAACATTTGGGAAATCTCTTTGTTGCTAAATCTAGCGTAATCTTCGTTAGACTGACGGAATCCTATGAAGTCCACTCCAACAAGGCAGTCTAGGTCTGCAGGTTCTCTGTGAGCGGCCCACTGATAGGAAACACCAGACCCTGCCAACCATACGTGCATCCACGACTCAGAACCCGTAAAACGGGAATTAACATGGTTAAATAGTATTTGAAGGATAGAGTTTCTAACCTTGGGGATTACTTTCCCATTTCTAAACAATCTAGGGTCTAACCCCGCAGAAGGCCTGCTAAAAAACGAGGTCTCCGCAGGTTCTAGCATGTTTAATCGTCCTCGTCTTCGTCTGGGTCATCAAGGTGATAACGTTTAGCTCTCGGTTTAAAGTTTATATTATATTTAGTTGTTTCTTCTGGTCTATCTTTATTTATTCCAGAAACAAATCCGCAATCAGTGTGCGCTTCAACAAACCTTGAAGACAACAACCATAACGCAGTTTCATTTTCGTTTTGTTCCATTTGCATTGATGCACCACAAGTGCAAATCATCTCTACGAACATGGCGAACCCCCTGTCGTTACAGTTTACAAGATTTTAACTTTGACGTCTATCCAAAGCATCTCGCATTGAGGCCCCTACGCGCTGGCTATCCTCACTTCCAGTTTGCTTCAAATGTTGGGAAACAGCCCATGCCAGCTCTTGAGTGCGTATCGCATCCCCAATCTCTTGACAGCCTTGCTTAATGTCTGTAACTACAGCCTGACGGTCTACAGCCAAGGGGGTAGCCAAGTCAGTTACGGCTTTCCACACTCCGCTGTCTAGCTTAATTAATAAAAACGCAGTAACTCCAGAACGTTGAATTACTTCTTGAGTATCGGTAGTAGGTGTTTCTACTTCTTGTTCTTCTGTCACTTGTATAGTCCTTTCGACTCATGGTGCTTGGTCATATTAAACGATTTAACTGGACAAAAATCACACAGATATATCTTAGGGCCTGTTGGAGTCGAAGACAACCCAGCATCTGCTCTGTCTTTAGCAGTTCCTGGTTTTAATATTTTCTTCTCTGATTTGTAATCAGGGCACTGACCCTTAGGCCTGTTATGTTGTCCGTAACAAGCCATAGCGTCTTCTGCAAACTGCATCTTAGTTGCGTAAAATTGAGTTCCAAACGCGTCTAGTCCAGACGAGCCCCCACCTTGTATCTGTTCAATAACCTGTGGTCTCATCTTTTCAGACATCCAGATAACAGCTGGTACGTTGTACAAAACTCCTATATGGTCTGCACCGTGACGCTCTACTGTTATTTCTAAAAGCACGTTACTTGGGTCTTGGTCTGCTGAAGGCAGCT